TCTTTTTTTTGTTGTACTTACGTTGGTAAGCCCGCTTGACTCGTAGAGCAGCACGGTTACCGGCGTAGTAAGCGGTGGAGTTACCGGACTGTTGAGCCATAAAGCCTCTTTTGAACCATCTCGGGGTCGATCTCAGGCATCACACTTGCCAGCTTAGACAAGGGATTCCCTTCATATGCAACGCCACTGATGTCGTTTGTTTTTAGCCAGTCACAAGCTGCTTTTAGGTCTTGAGTTGTAGCCTCACCCGACTTGATGCGTGCAAGAAACTCTTTAGTGACCAAATTATGCAGCTCGTTAAACTGGTCTTCTGTTGCCTTTTTCTTAGCCATTTCTAAGAACGATTTGGTCTAACTTGTTTTCAATACGTACCATGTGGTCTTCCATCCGATCCATCATTGCGTTGAGGTCGGTTTTGGAGACGTAGTCCTGTGCAACACTTAGCTCTACAGCATCGATGCGGCGATCAAGACCACTGATGCGGTCATGTACGTTATTGATTCGTTGATGTAGTCTGTTGTTTAGGGCTGCTCCCGCTGCTATTGCCGCTATCGAGAGACTTACTAGAGCTTCCAGCATTGATAGAAACTATTGGTACAATGTCATGGCATAAAACCTCCACACGACTTCCAGGCCGGAAAGTAAATCCAGCTTTCATGATTTCGGTGCACTTGAGGGCTCGGACAAGCTCGTAATCGAGCCGGGCCTTTTGTTCATGCCGCCTCGCCATCTGTTTGCACTGCTCGATCATGCCACCATCAAGCGGAATCATGAAGTTGAGCTGTGCACCCCAGTTGTTGTTTTTGACATACCCATCAGATTCCATAGGAACTGTGTCGTTACCCATGTAAAAGGGTGAGAATGTCATTGTTGCACCATTACAGCTATTGTTAGGGCCAAATATCTGTCGACTTGGTGCACCATTGTTTTGGAATTGCACCGCTTGGTTCGTAACATTGCCTGTGGCCGCAGCGACAGGATTAGAGCTGTTGTTTACTTCAGGTGCTTCTGCGTAAGCAGGGGTTACTGCGAGAAGACAGAGAGCGAGGTAGTAGTGGAGGACTGAGTAATGTCCTCTGTGATGTCGATTGTCTCTACGATTCCAGCCGACCGAGTCACGGTCTCCAGTTGCCAAGGCTCTCCAGAGGTGGTGACGCTGAAGGTGGTCGCAGAATCTGAAATGTCTCCGCTTGGAGTCACGTTTGTTCCAGACCATGATGAGTAATCACCGCCGTACACCTCATGAGCAACGGTGCGCTGGATGTCAACGGTGGTAGTAGTGGTTGACTGCATCGACCCCTGAGTAAACTGAGGAGTGACGCTTTGGGCTGAGGCGGGTGCAGCCAGTGCAAGTAATAGAAGAAGTTTCTTCATTCCTTTTTTTCGCGTGTAATAGAGAACGTTGCAAGAGTGCCGCTAAGAATCGAAGCGACATAAGTCGGATCCATCTTTTCCATCCATCCGGCATAACTAGCAGTTAAGAGTCCGGCGGACCAGACAAGGACGATGAACTTGATGAACCCTTCCTTTTTGTTATCTTTGTCCATGCTTGTTTAAGAATGGGCTTCATCACATTTACAGTCCATTTGAAGACTGCTGTTGCTGTAAGGGTGGCTGCAACGGAAACGGTGGCAGTAGTGCCAGCCGTGATAAGGATTTCGTTTGACGGAAGAGGCATTGTTTTGTCCGTAAATGGGATGTCAACTTGCCTCGTGTCTGTCGGAATATCCGGCAACTTTGCCGGTTTAGGTTTAGGTTTTTCTTTGTCGGACTCTGTTGTCCCTTTGACTCCCGGAGGTGGCCGGAGGTCGCTAGGAGGCACTACAAGGGGCTTGTAAGAGGGTATCTCTGCCCGTGGTACCTCCAGTACCGGACGTGGTAGTTGAGGTGCCTCAGGGAGCCGTAGAACCGGCAGAACCGGCGGCTCTCCGAGGTCCATCAGACTTCACCAAACAGGCCACGCTCGATGAAATCAACTGCCTGGTCATCGACAGTGTTGTCGCTTTTTTCGGCCAGGGCGCGGAGAAGGTCAACGATCATGCGTTTGACTTTCTCAGATTGAATGAAGCTAAACAAAATTGGACGGATAATAGCAATCATTGTTTTGATAGGTAAGAGATTAGTCGGTCACCCAAGGGAGACCAGTAGCGGTTGTTGTAGAAGCGTCTTTCAGAAGATCCTCAGCTTCAGATTCCATAAAAGAAACCTGATCTGTTCCCAGCGCAGCTTTAACCCAACTAATTACATTTGATTCAGTAACATCTGCATAAGCAATAGTTACGTCTCCAGGAAGCTCGACAAAAGCTTTGACCTCGCCTTCGCCGTTAGTTCGAGTAATAGTTTCTTCAGAATCTGTAGCTAAACAACAAACCTCAACGCGGTAGATTTTGCCTGTGGCAATCTCGCGCTCACATTGTTTAATAGACCAAGTAGTAGAAATAGTCATTATTGAAGAATAAGTTCGTTTCCATACGACAGAGCAATGTCTCCTTCTTCAGGTGTATGTCCTCCCACATGTTCTTCTTTGTGTGAGTCGTCATATTCTGTTTGATGCAACTCATCTTTCATAGCTCGGTATGCCTCTGCTGATTGGAGAACCCTGTCATCACTCGACAAAGGACTGTAGATCCAACCAGTCATCAGATATTTGATTTCATTTTTAGGTGCTACACCACGATGAACATATTGATGAGTGGCAGGAAAGATCAACATTTTTCCAGCTTTAGGTTGGATACGAGTGCCGTCGCAAAACTCTGTGTAACCGTTATTTTTGATGTCATTTAGGTAAAAAATAACAGTTAAATAACGACTATCACAAGCATCGTGGTGCCACTCATAAAAACCACCTGGCGTAGTACGTTGGATTTGATAACCAATATCAAACCCCATCTGCATGTTCTGTTGGAAAACAGAATTTCGGTTTACATGCTTTGTGTACTTTTGCAATCCGCAGCTCAAAGCTTCATTAAAAGTGCGATCTTCGTAATTCCAACGATCTAGCCCAGAAATAACCAAATCAGTCGATTGCTTGACTTCTACAGAATGACCGTTTGCAGTTGAACCAGCCCTAACATCTGGATCATGCTCAAATTTATCGATAACATTTTTGCAAAATTCAGGGGTAAGCTGGTTAGGAAGAGAAAAAATGTATTTCTTAAAAAGGTTTGTTGTAAAAATCATGGTGGAAAAGATCGCGTAAAAAAGTACAGTCTCTCTGGCGTGACCATAGAGATTGTCTTTCATGTTTGTTTGGAAAATGTCTATACGAAAGAAGGTCTACGGCATACATACCAGTACCTTCCATGGGTATGACAAAGTTAGAAAAATGATAGTCATCAAAAGTCCACTCAGAATCTCGAAGGACTACATCTTCTAAAATTTGCTTACGATAAATAGAAGCTGAACCAATGGGAAAACCTTTAATGTACTCGACTTCTATTTTTAGAACGTTATTGTCTAAACAAAAATCAAACTTAGGCACTTTAATGCGGCCAAAATCTTCTTTTTGCAATCTCAATAACCGCTCTGTAAACATTTCTGGATTTGAGCAATAGACGTGCTTAGTCAAAACCATTGACTGAAACACGTCTTGCTCTCTACATGTAGATCCGTTTTTAATCAGGTCTTCATGATGTAGCATAGGGCGTAGTAAGGCGGACGGTTGTTGAAAGCAGTACCGCTACCCGTGTTACCGGTGTTGCTGCCGCCACCCGAAGCGGTAGTCAGAGAGGTAGAACCTGAAGTACCACCACCGCTAGTTGCAGTATTAGCACCAGCACCGCCAGTGTTAGATCCACCTGAGTCGGTGGTGTTAGCGCCAGCGTTGCCAGTATTGCCACCGCCACTTGCGTTGGTGTTCGACGTACCAGCGTTGGTGTTGTGGCTGTGTGCACCAGCGGCGTTAGTAGCTCGGTTTGAGTAATTGGCATTACCACGCCAGAGAGTAGGGGTGTTGTTGTTATTCCACGAGTTAGGGTTTTGTGGATAAAACGCCGTGCTATGACTATGAGACCCAGTATTGCTAGTACTGTGGGTGTGGCTGTTCATATTATGGTTGTGATTCGGCGTACTGTGAGAGTGCGCGTTCACACCATGGCTATGGTTCGGCGTTGAGTGGGTGTGGCTGTTTACTGCGTGACTGTGGTTAGGAGTCGAGTGCGTGTGCCCAGAAATCGTGTGGGTATGGTTTGGCGTTGAGTGCGCGTGACTCGGCAGGTTGCCGGTTGCAAGAGTGATGGTATTAGCACCACCAGTATCATTAACTGAATAGGTACTACCTGCACCAACAACAAAACGGTCCCGAAGGTCAGGAGTGCTGTTGCTGCCATCACACAGAACATATCCAGAAGGAAGAGCGTTAGATGCGCCAGACCAAATCAAGATTGCACCAGAAGGCACAGTGTTCAACGTTGGTAGGCGTGACGCTGAGATAGTTCCAGCGTTCAGGTTGCTGGCGTTTCGGTAGTAAGCAGAAGACTCACCATCAAGCAAATCAGCATCGAGACCAGATCCGCTTCCATCGACAGTTTTGATTGCTGTAAGGATCTCAGCAGCAGTCTGATCAGCAGTTGCACCTGACTCGATACCATCGAGCTTGGTGCCATCAGCAGCAACATCACGGCCATCAACAGTTCCACCGATAGTCAGGTTGCCAGAAATATCTGCTGCACCATCAACGTCAAGCGTGTCGCACTGGACTTCACCAGTAACGTCAACACCATCAGATTTGGTCGTTAGCTTTGTAGAGCCTGCACGAACCACAGTGACTTCACCGCTAGCCGCTACCGACACATTTGACGTGCCGTTAGTGATAGCAGTGCTATCGATTGCAGAAGTAGTAGCAGCAGTGATCAAACCCTCAGCATTAACAGTAATTGCTGGGATTGCAGAGCTGGAGCCATAAGTACCTGCGCTCACACCAGAAGCAGGCATGTTGTCGAGGTCTTCCCTCAGGAGCGGCTGACCGCCCGCAGTAGATCCGTCATGGACGACGGCTGTATCTTTAGTTGTATCGACCGTAAGTTCACCTTCGGCACCTGTAAATGAGCTGTGCTGAGAGGTGGTTCCGCGTCGGAGTTTAAGTAGTTTTGCCATTATGAAAGAGTGCCGAAGTCGATTTGAAGATTGTCACCAGAAACAGTGCCTACCTCAGTGAGGTTGTTGTCATTACAGTCAAGAGTTCCTGCTAGTTCAGGTGTTGTATCGTCAGCGACGTTTTGAATACCTGAGTTAGAAGTAATACCAAGCCAAGACGTACCGTTGTAGTTTTTCAATGTGTTGCTAGAAGTGTCAAACCACAGGTCACCAGCAGAAGGGCTGCTAGGTGCGCTTGCAGAGATTTGATACTCGTTTGCATAACGATTAACATCACTGATGCTGCCTGCAACGGTGTTGATGTTGCTGGCATTTGATTGCACAGAGTTGATGTTAGAAGTGTTACCTGCAACAGTAGTTACGTTGGCAGAGATACCTGCAACAGTGGTTACGTTTGCACTAATACCCGCAACGGTGTTGATGTTGCTAGCGTTGCTTTGAACAGCATTGATATTAGATTCGTTGTTCGCAACTGCTGTGATGTTGGCTTCGTTATCTTGGTTTGCAGTAATAGGATCTTCAATAACAGTAATGGTGTTACCCATACCGTTACCATGGACTGTGCAGTAATACCGAAGGTTTGTAGCCGAGTTCGGCACCTTGAACACAACCTTTGCACCTGTGTTACCAGCAGTACCAGTAACAGTTACACCAGTTGTATATGAACTAGAGCCACTTTTGAAGGCAAACGGGTGATTACTATTACTTGCGTCTGATTGGTCAAATGTATATGTCCAGCCTTTACGCAAGCTAAGAACAGGGTTTGACACACCATCGACAACAAATACACCATTAGCAACAGTGATGGTTTTAGTTTCTGCACCTTCGAGAGTGTCAGCAACAACCTCAACAGCACCACCAGAGCCACCTGCAATCAGAGAGTCTGCAACAGAGCCCAGATCGCTAGTGGTTGAGATGTCGTTAGCAACGATCGCAATGTCGTTGAGCTGTGACGAGTCAGGAGTAATCTTGTCGTATGTAGAGCCGTTATAGGCTTTGATTACATCCTGAGCTGTGTTGTAGTAGAGGTGACCTTCTTCGAGAGCAGAGACATCAGCACGAGCTGTTGGATCAGAAGGAGATACACGATAACGATCAGCAAAATCGTTTACGCTTGAGATGTTCGTACCGACAGCAACAACATTAGTAATGTTGGTAGCAACCGTAGTGACTTCGGTAGCCTTCGGTTGCAGACGGTGGAAGTTATATGTATGAAGCGTGTTTGTCGTTTCAACAATGACACCGAAACCTGCTGGCAGAGTGTTAGAACCTGCATTGTTGATGGTAACTGTGTTACCAGTACCAGCACCGTTAGCAATAGTAATCGTTCCGCTAGAAGGTGTCAGATCGGCAGACAAAGCTTTGATACTGACAAGCTGAGTCGTACCTGTGTTACCCTGAGGGTTAGTAGTAGGAAAGCTTGTTTCG